GATATGCTCAAAGTAGACTTAACCATTGTTGGCGATCCTACCTTGTTAAAGCAAGACGATTGGGCCTATGTTCCTAGTCCAACAAAGTCGTCAATTTTTAACAGTTGGGACAGTATGGGTCAAGATCTATTTGCAAGAAAATACGGACATGTCAGAACAGACGCCGGGGAACTTATTGTTGCACTAACTATTAATACACCATTGGATATAGATACAGACTATACCAACAATGGACTAATGGCTCCGCAACCTTGGAGTAAACAAAGTTTATTCAGCGGACAGTATACAATATTAAAAGTTGACAGTAGATTTGCTGGTGGTAAATTTGAACAAACATTACATTTAGCTAGATATATCAATTCAGATTTTTCTTCTAAATTTAGTCAAACAACTAATACTGGCAGAGTATCGATTATTGATCCTGCAACAGGAAAGCCCGTGGGTGTGGGATCAGCTGTAAGTACTAGTCAAGCTAATCAAACAACTAGCGTACCAACTAATTCAAACGGTGCACCATCGGGGCCAGATTTATCAGCACCATATGGTGGATATAACAGCGACAGAGAACAAAGTGGAACATAATCAAAATGGGTGATAGTAACAATAACCTTTATAATCGAGCCGGTGCTGCTAGTACTGCAACTGCCACTGGAAAAAATTCAGGTACAAAAATTGATCCTGGTCCTTATGAAGCCATAGTGCAAGGGCACGTTGAGGGCAGTCGCATGGGACAGTTAAAAGTTACCATACCAGACTGGACTGGCGTAGTAAACCCAACGACCGATGGAACTGGATTAGATTCAAATCAAATAACAGTAAGTTATGCAAGTCCTTTTTACGGAACTACATTTGGCACAGACAGTCAACAGTTGCCAGACAGTCCAGCAACCAGCGGCCAAAGTTACGGCATGTGGATGGTACCGCCCGACATTGGTTGTAAAGTATTAGTTACCTTTGTTGCTGGCGACTTAGATCGTGGTTACTGGTTTGCCTGCGTATACGACACACCAAGTCATCACATGGTACCGGGCATAGCTAGAGACATTGGTGGATCTGCCAATACAAAAGATCCAAGTGATACACTAGATCAGTATTTGTCTAGTGATAGTGTATTACCAGTAACTGAATATAATACAAGTACTAAAAGTAGCCCCACAGCGTTTAACAGTGATGGATTAACTGCAACACCACGTAACCCACACGAAATACAAACAATGACTTTGGTTGCTCAAGGACTCGATAGAGATAAAATACGTGGCGCTATCAGTTCAAGTAGCCTACGCGAAAGTCCAAGTAATGTATACGGAATTAGTACCCCGGGTCGTCGAGCAACTAACTCAGATCAAGTTGCCGGGCAACCACAGACTGTAATTTATCGTAAAGGTGGACATCAGTTTGTTATGGATGATGGCGATAAAGATGGTAACGATCAGTTAATGAGATTGCGTACTAGCGGTGGACATCAAATCCTAATGAACGATACAGAAAAGGTTCTATATATTGCATCAGCAACAGGACAACAATGGATAGAGTTTAGTCCCAATGGAAGTATTAACGTATATGGTGCTGCTGGATTTAATATGCGAACCGAAGGCCCAATGAATTTCCACAGTGATGCTGCAATTAATTTTTGCACACCATCATTTAATGTTGATGCAATACCATCAAGTAAGGGCATGAGCTTACCTAGTATTAATTTAAAATCTGCTGGTAGTTTTTCAGCTAGTGCAGTAATGAAAGCCAGTATGACTGGCGATGTAAGTGCAAGTATAAGCGCCGTTGGTAAAGTCAGTATAAATGCTGGTGCAGCAATGACTATTGGTGCATTGGGCGCACTTACTGTATCTTCTGGGGCAACAACAAAGATTTCCGGTATGGGTGCAGTCAGCATCGATGGCACACTACTTAATTTAAATTGCACAGGTCCAGTGCCTCCTCTTCCAGGAATACCTACTCTACCACCAATACCAAAATCATTGCCAGATTCGATCTTCACTGGCTCTGGTTGGTCACCTAGCGGATCAGTATTAACTACACTAAAAGTTGTACCAACACACGAACCATGGGAGAGACCTGCTCCTGTTAAGGCATCATAATGGACAGCGGATTTAGAAATGCCATCGGCAAAGCAGTTGCTAAACCTTTACCAATTAGTTGGCTAGGTCGTGCCGACGCACCATTAAGTCCAACAGTTCTAACTATTCCTCAATTGACTGCTACAAATATTAAAAATTTACAAGCACAGATTGGTTATGACCTAAGTCAATGGGACTATTCTTTAATTGGCACCGATAATCAATTGGGCAGATATCAGTTTAGTACTAAAATGTTGGAAACATACGGACTACTAGCCCCAGGCTCAAACCTACACTATGGTACAGATTGCGTAAACTACTCTACCTGCTGGCGCCCAATTACCATAAGAAAAAATTCAAATTCTTATGCAGACTACAATTACAATATTACAAGTTTAAATGGATTTCTAACCAGCATAGCAAGCCAAGAGCATTTGGCTTATCAGTTAATACTAGATATCTATACTGGTTTAATTGCCAACTACGGCATTGTTTCAACAGATACCGCTGACATAGTTGCTGGTATGATTTATGTTGGTTGGACACTGGGAGTTGCAGATGCTTATTCGTGGCGATATTCTGCACTAGGCGATGGTATTAACTCCTTCAATAGCGGACGTTACGCAGTCACAGTTTTAGGTTAATAAATACATTTATGGCTATTATATATCGCGGATTCAGTACAAAACAACGTGCTAAAAATTTTACACTAACTGATTACGAGTTGGCTAAACAAGACTTGATCAATTATTTTAGCATACGCAAAGGTCAAAAACTAATGCAACCAAACTTTGGTACTGTTATTTGGGATATGTTATTCGAACCCCTAGATGAAACTACTCAACAGTTAATTACCAACGACATTACAAAAATTATCAACTATGACCCACGTTTACGTGTAGGCCAAGTAGCAGTAACACAGCAAGATACTGGCTTTTTAGTGCAATTAACTTTAAGCTACGTTCCTACAAATCAAACAGAAACGATCAATTTAAACTTTGATCGTAACACTAATACCCTAACCACTAATTAACTGACCATATAATTATACCTGATAAATACTGAATACAGGGTAATTATATATGGCACAAACCACACGTCAAACAAATCTTTTAGTTCAGCAAGACTGGACTAAGATTTACCAAACATTTACAAACGCTGACTTTACTAGTTACGACTTTGAAACACTTCGTAACAGTATGATTAATTATTTAAAGACCTACTATCCAGAGTCATTTAATGATTTCTTAGAATCTAGTGAATATTTGGCATTAATTGACATGGTTGCTTTTTTAGGTCAAAGTTTGGCTTTCCGTGCCGACCTAAATGCCCGCGAAAACTTTATTGACACAGCACAGCGTCGTGACAGTATATTAAAACTAGCTCGTATGCTGGCCTTTAATCCACAACGTACAACTGCATCTAGTGGACTGCTAAAATTTGACAGCGTTAAAACAACAGAGGCCATTGCTGACAGCAACGGTTTAAATTTATCCAATGTAACTGTACACTGGAATGATTTAACCAATGACAATTGGATGGAACAATTTACTGCCATACTTAATGCCAGTATGATTTCCAGCGAAGCTTTTGGTAAACCCGGAAATAGTCAGGCAATCAACGGTATTCAAACTGACGAATACAGTATTAATTTAAACCCTAACACTTTACCTGTTGCTGCTTTTGCAGTAACCGTTAACGGAACTGCTATGGGATTTGAAGCAGTTAGTGGTACCAGTGTTGGAAAAAGTTACATTTACGAATCTGACCCAACACACAACGGTGTATTCAATATTCTTTATCGTAATGACAATAATGGCAATGGTAGTAACAACACTGGATTCTTTGTTTATTTTAAACAAGGCAGTTTGAATTCTACTACATTCAATATTACCAACGCAATTCCCAACAACTATGTTCAGGTTGCTACAAATAATATTACCACAGGCGACCAATGGTTATATGCATTAGACGTTAATGGTAACCCATCTACTAAATGGTCTCAAGTTCCTTCACTACCTGGCGTGAATGTTGTATTCAACAACATGTCAGAGAAAAATCTATATCAAGTTAATACATTGGTCAATGACCAAGTTAACCTAGTGTTTGGCGATGGCAGTTTTAGTAATATTCCGCAAGGCAAATTTAAATTTTACTATCGTACAAGTAACGGAACAACTTATACTATCAGTCCAGATGATATGTCAAGTGTTACTATTGCATTTAGTTACATTAGCAAAAAGAATACTATTGAAACCCTAACTGTTACTGCCAGTTTAAAATACACAGTAACCAATGCTAATGCGGCACCAAGTTTATCAAGTATTAAATCAAGTGCTCCGCAACAGTACTATACTCAAAACCGTATGATCACCGGCGAAGATTATAATATCTTCCCTCAAACATCATTTACCAATATCCAAAAGATTAAAGCAGTTAATCGTACAAGTTCTGGCGTAAGTTTATATCTGGATGCAATCAATCCAACTAGTACATTCTCCACTACTAATATTTTCTCTGATGATGGAATATTAAGTGCAAACAATACTGCAGCGTCAACTACATTTAGTTTCTTAACTGTCAACGACATTTACTCGGCAATTTATAATCAAATAATTCCTATCATTGACAGTACAGAAGTACGTAACTACTATTATGGTACATACCCATCTTATAGTAGTCCTTTTGCCAACTTGACATTTGTACAAACTGCAAGTAGTACTTCAACCAGCAGTGGATATTTAAAATATGCCGGTAACACACAGCAAGTTGGTGCTGGAACAAATACTAATTTACAATACGTTGCCACTGGTGCAAGTTTACAATTTGTAAATAATAATCGAGCAACATTTGCCACAGTAAAAAGTACAGTCAACGGCAATGATGTAAACACTCCTAACTTAATTACTTTTGCTTCAGTTGTACCAACTGGTGCTGTTTTAACTGACAGCAATTTAATGGGTGCTAATGCCATTATTCCCCCATACAAAAATAATTTAAGCAGCAGTTTAATTTCTACTGTGGTAAGTCAGATACAGGCTAAAACCAATTTTGGTCTAGTCTATGATCAAGTTAATCAAACTTGGGCAAACGTACTGCCAGCAGATATTAATAACCCTTCTACTGATTGGGTATTGAAATTTACCTACAATCAAGGATTGTATACTATACAGTATCGAGTTATTAACTATGCATTGACCAGTGCATCCGAAACTAAATTCTATTTTAATCCGCAATCGCGTGTGTATAATTCTGCAACTGGAACAACAGTTAATGATCTTATTAAGATTTTAAAAATTAACACTTTACCAAATACCAATACACCAATTGGGCAAGATATAGTTTGGCAAATTTACAATAACGTAACACAACCTGACGGTTATGTTGATACATCAACTATTTTAGTCAAGAGTCCAGAAACACAAAT